GTCGCTCGTGTGGTTCAATACAGTAATGCTGTAATTGCATAAGGGACCTAATGCCGGGCGGGTCTCGGCGGAGGTGGATCATGTTGGTGAAGGGCGAGCTGTCGGAGGGGGCGAGGTTGCTGCGGTCTAAGGGCAGGCAGTCGGAGATCGCGAGGCGGACGGGCGTGACGCAGGCGACCGTGAGCTTTTGGATGAACGCGAAGTACAGCCCGGACCATGCGGCGCGGATGGTGCTTCAGCGGGTGTACGGGATCCCGATGGACGCATGGGACCGTGCGCCAGATCGGAGGGCATCGTGACGGCGCGATCGCTTTGGGTACGGTTCGTCCTTCCCGTCCGGGACCCCTACGGGCTGAACGCAAGGATCGTCGATCTGGGGCTCAACACGATTCGGGCAGTCGTTTGGGTGCCGGGCGTACACGAAGCGTCGACAACGGTAACCCAGGAGCTGACGTTTCGCCGCTCGGACGGGCGTCAACTTCTACCGGGCGGCATCCTCGGCGGGTGGCGCATCGACCTACCTTCCGAGATGCCATGAGGGCCGTCGATCTGTTCTCTGGGTTTGGCGGTTTCACGCTTGGAGCGACGTGGGCCGGAGCTGACGTGGTGTGGTGCGCGAACCATTGGGCCCTCGCTGTCCGCGCGCACGCGGTCAACCATCCCGCCACCGTGCACGTCTGCCAGGACCTCCGGCAAGCGGACTGGACGCGCTTGCCCGCGTATGACGTGCTCCTCGCGGCGCCGGCGTGCCAGGGACACTCGTCAGCCTCGCAGCCAGGACGTCGGCCGTACCACGACGCGATGCGCTCGACCGCGTGGGCCATCGTCGAGTGCGCCGACGTGACCGAGCCGCGGGCCCTCATCGTCGAGAACGTTCTCGCCTTCCGCCGGTGGCGCCTATACCCGCTCTGGCGCGCGGCCCTCGAGCGCCTCGGCTACACGCTGACCGAACTCGTCGTGAACGCGTCGGTGCATGGCGTGCCGCAGCGCCGGCAGCGCCTCTTCATCGTAGGAACCAGCGGGCGACGAGTCGCGCTCGGAGCCGCCTCGCCCGAGCTCGCCTTTGGGCCCTGCCTCGACCTCGACGACCGCGCCCTCGGTTGGCGCGCGCTCTCGCAGGCCCAGCCTGGTGCACGTAGGCGCATCCTGCGGGCTTGGGCCCGCACCGGATCTCGCATCCTCGTCCAGCATGTGACCGGGCATCCGGGTGTGTCGCTCGACCAGCCGATCCGGACCCTCACGACAAAGAGCCAGTGGGTCCTCGTCGATGGTGAGCGGTACCGATGGCTCACACCTCGGGAGCTCGCCCGCGGGATGGGGTTCCCGGATTCGTTCGCGCTGCCGGCGGCGACGCGCACGGATACGGTTCGGCTGATCGGCAATGCGGTTTGCCCGCCTGTCGCGCGCGACATCGTGCGGGCCGTCATGGATGCCGCGTGAAGCAGACGCGCTCTTCCCAGCCCCAAAGCCCCCCGTGGCACGGCTCTGACGAGCGGCCCTAACTCTAGCGAGGCATCCGCTTCGCCCGCCGTTCCGCCCGATGGACCTCGGCCTCGATGAGGCGAGCGACGAGCGCGGACAGCGAGATGCGCGCGGCGCGCGCGAGTCGCTCGCCTTCCACACGAAGCGTGTGGGGCAGATAGAGGTTCACGGGCAATCGAGTCTCGGCGTGGTCCTCGTTCATGTCTGCGCTTATGCGCAGGCGCTGCGCACACGTCGACAAGCAATATCCAATGGTTCGCGGAATGCACTGGATCGCGCGGCGATCCGAGTGGCGAACACATAAGCGAGCTTATGCGCGGGTGACCCATCCTCGGCGCATGCGCGCATGGATGAAAGAGCTCACCACCGGTGCCGCCGCCGGCAAGGATTTCACCTCCACTGATCTGACGGGCGCTCCGGCGGTGCTGCCCGACTGGTTCCAGTTCGTCAACGACGGGACGCTGGTGTTCGTCGACGAGGACGGGAATACCGAGACGATCAACGGGAAGGCGGGCCAGTCCTTCTCGTGCACCATCAAGAAGATCACGACGTCTTCGGACACCATCCGCGTCGGCAAGCTTCCGCCGGGCGGGACGCTCCCGCCGCAGATCGGCGCGCCGGGTGCGGTCGGTGGCACGTGGACGGTTACTGGGCCGCTCACGAGCACGTCGAACAACCTCGCGGCCGATCAGTTCGCGAAGTGTGACACGACCGGCGCCGTCACGGTCACGCTCCCGACCGCAGTCGGCATCTCGGGTCACCGTATCGCGGTGAAGGACATCACCGACGCGTCGGTGCACAACATCACGGTTGCGCGCACGTCGGCGCAGACCATCGACGGCGCCGCCTCGAACAAGACGATCAGCACCGCGAAGCAGTGCGTGATCTTCGTGTCGGACGGGGCGAACTGGTTCGTCGAAGGCGCGGCGTAAGACGTCGTGACCGCACCGCGTCCCTGCTCGCTCTGCGCTCACAAGGAGCGCTCCGCTATCGATGCCGCGTTGGCCTCGGGTGCGGACGAACTTGACGTGGCCACGCGGTACGTGGTGACGCGCCACGCGCTCAAAACGCACGCCCCGCACATCGTTGCCGAGAAGTCGCACACGCCCCGAAGCGGGCCGGTCTCCCGTCGTACAGCTGCTCAACCCTCAACGCCAATCCAGCTCGAGGGCGAAACCGTTCCACTTCGGGGCGTGTGCGCGGTCTGTGCGCACACGGACCGTGCGGCCATCGAGGTAGCTGCCAAGAACTCCATCGCGATCGCGGCGCGCAAGCACCTCGTCGATCCTGAGGTGCTCCGGCGCCATGTACGCGAGCACGTGGTCCGCGCGAACGAAGGCGAAGAGCCAGCGCTCGACGTCGACGCGCTCGTCCACGCCCGCGCCGCGCTCTCCCGCGCCCGCAAGCTGCGCCAGGAGGTCTACGACAACCCGGAGGCGAGCGTCTACGACAAGCAGGTCGCGTCGAAGCACGAGCACGGCGCGATCAAGCTGCTGTCCGACGTCGAGGGCGCGCGCGACCTCTCCGAGACGCAGATCCTTCGGTCGCCAGCGTGGGCGCGGATCGAGGCCGCCTTGGGGCAAGTGCTAGCTCGCCACCCCGACGTCGCGAAGGAACTCGGCGACGTCCTCTCCGAACTGGACTGTGCGCCGAGCGCCGCGGAGGCCGCGTGAACCTCACGGTTCGGCCGCGCGTCGGCCGCCAATCAGCGGGACGTCCGAAGACCCTTGCGGCATCGCTGGCGTTGCTCGCGCTCTCTGTCGCCGCCACCGCGCATGGGACGTCATGGCCGAGCGAGCGCTACCGAAATGATCCACACGCCTTCTGCACGGAGGTGCTTGGTTTCACTCCGTGGGCGAAGCAGGTAGAAATTCTCGAGGCTGTGCGCGATTGCCCGCGCGTCTCAGTCGCGAGCGGTCACAAAATCGGCAAGAGCCGTGTCGCCGCCGCGGCCGCTCTGCACTTCTACTGTTCGTGGGACGCGGCGCGCGTCGTACTAACGAGCGTCACCGCGCGGCAGGTCCAAGAGATCCTGTGGCGCGAAATCTCGATGCTCGTCCGCGGCGCAAAGGTGCCGGTCGGAGGCGAGCTCGCAAAGCTTGCGCACAGCGGTCTCAAGGCCGAGGACTTCCGTCAGATCGTCGGTTTCACCGCGAAGGACCCCGAGGCCGTGGCCGGCATCTCCGGGCCGAACGTCCTCTACATCTGCGACGAGGCGAGCGGAATCCCGGAGGAAATCTTCGAGGCCATCGAAGGCAACCGCGCCGGCGGCGCGAAGATCCTGCTCATCTCGAACCCCACGAAGAACGAGGGGACGTTCTTCGCCTCGCATCACGATCACCGCGAGTTCTGGCGAACGATTCGCATCTCGAGCGAGGACACGCCGAACGTAGTTGAAGGCCGCGCGGTCCTTCCCGGTCTCGCGACGCGGGAATGGGTCGAAGAGAAGCGGGCCGAGTGGGGCGAGGACTCCGCGCTCTACCAGGTGCGCGTCCGCGGCGAGTTTCCGCGCGAGGAAGCTCGCAAGGTCGTGCAACTCCACCTCATCTCAGAGGCTGAGGAGCGTTGGGAGGACGCCGCCGCCGACGGGCGTTTGCACATCGGTGTGGACTCGAAGGGCTCCGGCGATGACGAACTAGGCCTCGCCGCCCGCCGCGGGCAAAAGATGCTCGACGTCAAGGGCTCACGCGCGACAGACGAGAACGAGCAGATCGCGGAGGCGGTTCAGTTCATTCGCCAACACCGCCGCGCGCACGAAGGGCCGCCGGCGGTCAAGGTCGATGCGACCGGCGCGACCGGAGCGTTCGCAACCAAGCTTCGCGCCGCCCTCGTCGGCGAGGCCGACGTCATCAGCGTCGACTTCTCCACGCGGTGCATCGACCGGGCCTACCCGACGATGCGCGACGCGCTCTGGTTCGGTGCGCGCACCTGGCTGCGCGGCGGGGGCGCATTGCCGCCTGAGCGGACCGCGGACGGCCGCGTGTGCCGTGCCCACGACAAGAAGCTCAGCGCGGAGCTCACGGCGCCCGGCTTCGACATCACGCACGAGAACAAGCAAAAGGTCGAGCCAAAGGAGGCGCTTCGCAAGCGCCTGAAGCGGTCGACGGACCGCGGCGACGCCGTGCTGCTTGCGATCTTCGAGCCCGCATCATCGCGTTGGGAGGAGACGACCGATCGCGGTTACGCCAACGACTTCTACGAGGCCGCGAGCTCGGACGCCTGCGACCCGTATTCGGCACTCGCCGCGACGCACGGATTGCGAGGTGGACGTGGCTAGCCGCACCTCGATGTTCTCGTGGCTGGCGGCCATCGCGCGCGGCGCGCTTGCTACGTTGCCGGGCCAGGTCATCCAGGGTGGAGCGGAGATCCATTCGGAGGATTACCGCGAGTTTGGGGGCCAGGTCGCACCCCCCCCTGTATCGCGCACGCGATGGGTCCTCTCGGATCTCGAGGCGGCCATCCATCGTGCCGACCAGGGCCAGCTCCGCGACGCGGCGCAGCTCTCTCGATCGATGCGGCGCGACGGAACGCTGATGGGCGTGCTCTCGACGCGCACCGACGGCCTCGTTCGGCTGCCGGTTCGATGGAGCGGGCGCGACGACATGGTGCGCGAGTTCGAGGGCCGCGACGGCAAGCGCGGCCTGTTCGCGCAGATGTTCCCGTCACCGGAGCTCGCGCTGCTCGCGGCCGACGGCATCGTGCTCGGCATCGGCGCCGGCGAGATGCTCCCGATCCCGCGGCTCGAGGGCGACGACGGGCCGCAGCAGTACGTGTTTCGGCGCCTCGAGCCCGAATGGCTCCAGTACCGGTGGCACGAGAACCGCTGGTATTACAACTCGATCGCCGGCCCGCTCCCGATCGAGCCCGGCGTGAAGCGCGCCGATGGCGGGTGGTGGATTCTGCACCGACCCGGCGGCGAGGCGACGCCCTGGCTCCACGGGCTCTGGCCGGCGCTCTCTCGCTCCTACATCTCGAAGGAGCACGCGATCCTGCACCGAGAGAACTACTCGGCGAAGCTCGCACAGAGCGCGCGCGCGGCCGTCTCGCCGGATGGTGCAACCGAGGGCCAACGCCTCGGCATGCTCGGCAAGCTCGTCGCGTGGGGAGTCAATCAAGCCTTCGACCTCCCCCCCGGTTGGGACGTCAAGCTCATCGAGTCGAACGGGCGCGGCTACGACGTCTTCCAGCGGACGATCGACACGAGCGACCACGAGTACGTCGTCTGCGTCGCGGGCCAGACGGTCACGACCGACGGCGGCAGCGGGTTTGCGAACGCCGAGATCCACAAGACGATCCGCGCGGACCTGATCCAGTCCACCGCCGACGGGCTGTCGCTCACGCTGAACGAGCAAGGGCTCCTGCCGTACGTGAACGAGCGATGGGGTGGCGGTGCGCTCGACGAGGCACCGTGGCTCGAATGGGACGTCTCGCCTCCGCGCGAGATGAAGGCGCAGGCGGACTCCCTCATGTCGGCGGCGCTCGCGATTCTGAATCTGAATCAGGCGCTCGTCGCGTACGGCCACCGCGTCGACATCCACGAGATGTGCACGCGCTTCGGCATCCCGCTCATGGGCGACACCGAGCCGTTCGTGCAGCCGCGCGAGTCGAGCCCGGAGGGCAACGAAGAGACGGGGCCCGCCGCGCCGGCCGCGCCCGTTGCTCCTGTGGCTGCGGCAGGCGCCGGCGGCGCGCCGGGCCCTGGCACTGGCAACGGCGAGAAGACTGGTTTCGGCGGCCGCGTGGCATCGATCAAGCGAGCCCGCGCGACGCGCGCGGCGGGTACGCGCGTCGTCGTCGGCGTCGCCTTCGACCGCGACCTGTGGGCCGCGGACGACGCGCGCGCGTGGGCGCACGAGCACGACTACGCGACGGACGTGGTGCGCTACGGCGACAACGACCTCGTGCTCGAGCAGGCACGCGGCACGTCGGTCGAGCGCGTCGACATCGGGGAAGGCATCGAGCTCCTCATGGGCCGCCCGGCGGCGAAGGCGGCCGCATGAGCCTTCAGCTCCGCGACCGCAAGCCCATGCAGCGCGCCGTCACGCCGACGACGGTGCAGACGCTCATCTTCGACGCGAAGAAATTCTCGGCCTCGAAGGCGAAGGCCTGGGCGAAGGCGCACGGGTTTCGGTTCTCGAGCGTCGACGAGACGGCCGACTCGGTCCGGCTCCGCCAGCACAACCCCGAGGACTTCAAGCCCGGGAGCTTCCGCACGATTGAGCTCACGAACGGCGTCAGCGCCGTGATCGGCAAGATGAAGACCGGAGCCGCGAAGGCGCGGGCGATGGCGCATGGGCACATGCTCGGCGCGCCGATCGGCTTTGGCGATGAGGCTCTTGTCGAGCGTCCTTCGCCTGGCGCCGCGCCGACCGCGTTCCGCATCTGGAAGGCCGGCGTCAACATGAGCGACGACGGGCCGGACATTTTCACCGAGCGATCCGCGCAGCTCATCATGGCCGAGCAGGCCCAACGCGGGAACCTCTACTCGATCGACTTCGACCATCTGTCGCTTCGGGACAACCGCCCCGCCGAAGCCGGACGCGCCGCGGGCTGGCACCGTCTCGAGGTCCGCCGCGACGCGGGCGGCGAGGCCGAGCTCTGGCTGACTAATGCCGACTGGTGCGCCGACGCGAAGGCCGGGCTCGAGGAAACCCCCCCCCGTTGGCGGTACTTCTCGCCGGCGTTCGATGTCGACCCCGACACGCACGAGATCGTCTCGTACGTGAACACCGCACTCTGTATCAACCCGGCGACTTGGCACAACGTCCAGCTCGCCACACGAACCACGAACAACACCGGAGAAATCCAAATGAGCCTGAGCAAGGCAGAGACCCAGAAGCTCGCCTCCCTCCGCGCGTGTCACGCGATGATGGCAGACGATGGCGCTTCCGCCGAGCACAAGGCCGCGGCGGAGACGATGTACAAGATCCACGGGGGCGGCGAGGAGCACAAGCGACTCGAAGAGGCCGAGAAGATGGACGAGGCGGAGACCCGTACGGCGGGCACGCGCGAGGCCGACGAGACGCGCGCCGCAGATGCGCCGCCCGACAGCGACGCGGATCCGGACAGCGATCCTGTCCCGATGTCGCGTTCCCCCGAGGCGAAGAAGCGGACGGCGAGCGCCGACCCGCCGTTCGTCACGGCGACGCGCACCCGCGCCGCCGAGGCTGTCGTCGTCGTGCAGAAGGATCCCGTGCTCGAGCAGCTCGCGACGCTCTCGCGGAAGGTCGAGAGCATGGAGAAGGCGGATCGCGTGCGCGCGGTCCGCAAGCAGCTCTCCCGCACGGCGCTCGCCGACAAGGAGCGCGAGGACCTCGCGCACCGGCTCGTCTCGGCCAACCTCGAAGACGCAGCCATCAGCACGATCGTCAACGGCCTGCCCCGCGCGACGGTGACGCGAACGGCGCCCGCGCCGACGCGCGGCGAACGCCAAGGCATGCCGCCCAGCCCCGAAGAGGCCAGCGGCCTCGACCGCGAGGTCATGGCGCGCGCGAAGACGGACGTCGAGAAGGCGCTGCGCCTCTCGAAGTCGGGCGGGCCGGTCGGCTTCGCCGAACCCGTCAACGGGCGGCGCGTGTTCCACACGCGTGCCCCCTCTGAGTTCCGCCGCGCCAACGCGGTGGCCAACAAGCCCGCCGTCAGCGGCGGAGAAGGGACGCGCTGACCATGGGCGCTCTGTCTGCTGCATTCACGCCGAGCCCGTCGGAAATCGAGATCGACGAAGTCACGATCCCGATGGCCGCGAGCGCGGTCATCTACCCGGGCGGGATGGTCTCGATCGATTCGGCGGGTCACGCCATCGACGCGAGCGACACCGCCTCAACCAAGTTCGTCGGCAAGGCTCGCTTCGTCGGGTCGAAGCTCGACAACACGGGTGGCAACGCCGGTGACCTCTCGGTGACCGTCCGCCTGTCGCGCCGATACAAGGGCTACATCTGGGACAACTACGCGACTGCGCCGCTCGTGCAGGCGAGCCTGTTCGCCACGGCCTACGTGCAGGACGACCACACGGTCGCCGTGTCCTCGGGCCAAAGCATCTCCGCGGGGACCTTCTTCGGTTTCCCCATCGACAACACCGGAACCGCGATCACCACGAAGGCCATCGTGGTCGGGACGCTCTGAGGGCCCAGCCATGGACTTCACGATCGAACACGTACTCACCTTCGAAGACACGCTCGCGAAGCTCGTCAACAACGACTACGCGATCGCCCTCGGCAACGCCTGGTGGGATCGGCTCATGACCGAGCGTCCCATCGGGGGTCGTCAGGAAACGTGGGAGTTCCTTCTCACGAACGCCGACATTCACCTGCTCCCCGAAGGGCAGATGATCTACGACGAGCTCGTCAAGCAGTTCTTGGTTCTGAAGAGCCAGAAGCGCGGCACCGGGCTCAAGATCAAGCGCGACGACTGGCTCGACGACAAGCTCGATCCGGTCGCCGACTGGGCCGGGCAGGCCGGCGCCGCCATGGCGCTCGCCCCGCAGTATCAGGCCGTCGACCTGCTCAAGGCAGGCGAGACGGGCAAGGCCTACGACGGCAAGGCGTTCTTCGCGACCGACCACCCCACCAACCCGGGCGACGCGGGCGCGGGCACGTACAGCAACCTGCTGAGCCCCTTCCCGCTCGCGGATCCCATCACGGGTCACGCGAACTTGGCGAGCCTCAACGAGGCGAAGGCCAAGATGCGCTCCTACAGCATGCCCAACGGGCGCAACCGCAACCTCGTGCCGAGCGCCATCGTGTGCGCTCCGCGCAACGAGATGGCGGCGCTCGAGGCTGCGCAGGCGCGCTACCTCACGGCAACCGAGAACGTCTTCGCCGAAGGCTTCGGCGGCAAGATCAACGGCAAGATCAACAACGGTCTCGACGTGATCGTGGTCAACGAACTCGAGAACGCCTCGGACCCGGACTCCTGGTACCTCGTCGCGTCGAACAACGGATCGGGCCTGCTCCCGTTCGTCTACGGCCTGCGAGAGGCCTACTTCATGACGAGCTACACCGGCGCAACGCAGGTGACGCTCGCCCGCGCGGATGAGCTCGAGTGGATCATCCGCGGCAGGAACGTCGCCATCTACGGGCACCCGTACTCGATGATCAAGGTGAAATCAGCGTAAGCCACCAAAAGGTCTCGACGAGCGGGCCCCTGCACAACCCTCCGACCCTGCGTTCGTCGACACCTCATCGCCCCGGAGGCCGAAAGGCCCCGGGGCTTTGAGGTCAGGAGCACCCGAGTGAGCGCGGCAAATCTCGACATCGACATCGCCTACCTGAAGCTGACCGGCATCATGCCGGCAGGCGATATCGATCTGCTCGAGTCGCAGGCGCCGGGGTGTGTCGACGCGATCGCGAAGGACGTCACCGCGCAGTTCTCCTCGATGCTGCGCAAGCGGTACTCGTCGATTCCGTATCCTCCCCCGTTCGAGCTCAAGTCGTACGCGTCGCATGTCGTTGTCTATCGGCTCTTCCTCCGGCGCGGCTTCAATCCGAAGAGCGAGCAGGACCAGCTCATCAAGTCGAGTTACGACGACGCGATTAGGTGGCTGCGCGAGGCGTCCGATCCGAAGGGCGGACTGGTCGTGATCGGCATGCCTGCGGATCAGACCGAGGATGCCGTCAACGTCGGCGCGCCGCTCGCGTACGGCGAGGCTTCCCCGTACACCTGGATGGACAAGCAGGCTGAGATCCTGCGGCAGGGGGGCCAGTGAACGCCGCGCACGACACGGCGCGATGGGCGGACCGGCTTGCCGTCGTGGCGACGATTCCGGAGCGCCTTGGTGCGCGCGCCCTCCCGCTCGTCGAGGAAGCGATCGCCGCTCAGATTTCCAGTCAACAGGGGCCGGACGGCGCGCCGTGGGCCGCGACGAGCGACGGGCATCCGGCCCTTCAAAACGCCATGGGCGACCTGACGTCGGTGGCGCAGCCCGACGGATTCGATCTCGTTCTTGGGACCCCGAGCGCGTACCACGACCAGGGCCGCGGCCACGCCCCGCGTCGGCAGATTTTGCCGGACGGCAGCAAGGTCCCGCCCGCGTACGCCGCGGCCATCGACCTCGCGTTCGCGCTCTTGCTCGAGGAGGCCGGCTGATGGGCATCCGCACGGTCATCGAGCAGATCAAGAGCTTTCTGCACAACGACGTGAAGGTCTGGGACCCGAACGCCGGGCCGCCGACACAGGTTGTCGATCTCGCCAATGCGGTGCGCGTCGCCTTCCTCGCGCACATCGCGGACGTGACGGCGCTCGTGCATCTGCACGCAGACGCAACGAGCGGTCTCGCCATCCCGGCCGCATGCACGGACCTGCCGACGGCGATCGCGCTCCTGAACGCGCTCCGCACGGGCTACGAGGCGCACCGCGTTCTCGTCGGCTCGGGCCCCGCGCAGGTGCATCTCGCCGCGGACACGACGGACGTCATCGTCGCGCCGGCCGCGACCGATCAGCAGTCGGCAGGCCTGCTCGCGAACGACCTCAAGACAGTGCTGAACGCCCACGAGGCGAACCTCGTTGCCCACACGGTGGCCGATGGGACGAACGCGGTCACGCAGGCGTACGCGGACCCTGGGGCGTACGTGTTCCCGTTCGCCGGGACGGTGGTCGAGTACGGGCGCAAAGCGATCACGCGACAGAACAACCAGGGCACCGGCCAAGCGAATCGCGTCGTCCTCTGCCCGCCGCAGGGACGCCCCGGCACGTACGATCGCGTCTTCGCTCGCAACCCCGGCCAGCCTTCGGGCGGTGGCATCCATGCAACGGGCGTCGGCCGGCCGACTGGCACGATCGAATACCCCTACGAAGTCCACTGCTGGGCCTTCGACGGCTCCGCGCCGAACGACGAACTCGCGCAGGACGACGCCGCGCTGACGCTCGCCAACCACGTCGCCATCGCCATTCGGCAGGGCGCGACGGGCGGCGTCGGCTCCTTCGTGCTCGCGCACGGCGGGTTCACGACGGTTCCTGTGGAGCTCAGGTTCGGGTCCGAGTGGACCTTCGACTACGTGGTTCAGATTTCCATCAAGGACATGACTCACCCGGCAGCTTTCACGAGCACGACCATCGCGATCAAGGAGATCAAGCTCCCGAACACCGTGATGGACGAGATCGACGCCACGATCCCGACCCCCCCCTAAAGGAGCACGCACGCGATGCAACCGAACGTCAACCTTCCGATCCTCGATGGCGGCCTGGGCATCTTGCCGCCGTCTCAGGGCGACATCCTCGCCGTGGTCGGCGCGGTGCCCTCGGGTCCGATCGCGACACCGGCAACGTTCGCGCGCGTGTCCGACCTGCAAGCTCGGCACACGTCGGGTCCGCTGGTCGAGGCCGCCGCGCTCGACGTCGTGCTGACCGGTAAGCCTGTCGTCGTCGTCGGGACGGGTGCGAGCACGGCGGCGGTCATCGGGGCGGTGACCAAGACGGGGACTGGGACGTTCGATCCGATTGTCGATACGGCCACGGTGCCCGACGACGATTACGACGCCTACATCGCTTTCGTCGCGGGGACGACGGCCATTGGCACGGCCGGCGCGACGTACCAGACGAGCCTGGACAACGGGATCACGCTCTCGGCGGTGGCGGCGCTCGGCACGGCCACGTCGATCACGATCCCGACGCCTTCGGGGCTCGTCAAGCTGAACCTCGAGCCCTCCGAGTCCGACATCGTGGCGCTCTCGAACGAGCTTCGGACGAAGTTCCTCGCGCACATCATCTTCGCCGACCTCGCCGCCAAGATGACGGGCACGGTCGACTTGTCGGGGATCACGCTCTCGACCTTGAACGGGCAGACGTTCCTCGTGACGAGCAACGTCGGCGGGCCCGACTCGGTGACGTTCACCACGCCGTCGAGCATCGCGGACATCGCGGTTCAGATCAACGCGGTGACGACGGGCGACTCGACGGCATCCATCGTCGGCAACCATCTCGTCATGACGGGAGGCGGGACGTCGCTCGGCACGACGAGCACCCTCCTGCTCGGGAGCGGCACCGCGAACGCGACGCTCGGCTTCACGAACGGCCAGACGGCGACCGGAACGAACGAGCCTCACAAGCACGCGGACACGACGAGCGACGACGGCGTGACGGCCGCGTCCACGGATCTCGCCACGGCCATCCTGCTCCTGAACTCCATCAAGGCGGGGTACGCTGCACACCGCGTGCTCGCCGGCGCGGGTCCGTCGCAGATCCATCTGGCGGCTGACTCGACGAACATCGTGACGGCGGCCGACGCGACCGACGGGTTCACGGCACGCACGCTCGCGACTGACCTCAAGGCGAAGCTCAACGCGCACGAGGCGCTCATGTCGTCGCACACGATCGCCGATGTGGTGAACGTCGTCGCGGACACGGTGGGTGCTGGGACGATCGACGCCGGAGACGTCGTGACCTTCCGGCTCACGGCCGCGAAGTGGAACACGACGGAGCTCGGCGCCGCGCTGACGGCGCTCAAGAACACCGGCCAGACCTGGGACGTCGCGCTCATCGTGGGCGCCGCTGACACGGCCGCGCTCGAGGCGGTCGACACGTGGCTCGCCGGGATGGCGGCAAAGAACAAGTTCAAGCGCGCCGTCATGGCCACGCGCATCCCGAACGTGGGCGAGGACGAGGCGACCTACCTGGCGGCGATGACGAGCCAGTGGTCCGCCGAAGCGAGCAAGTGGATCAACCTCTGCTCGGGCTCTGCGAAGACGACCTCGGGCATCTCGTCGCGCAGCTACAAGCGGCCCACGTCGTGGCGAACGGCGTGCCACGAGATCACGGTCGACCCCGGGCAGGACCTCGCGGCGGTCGCGCTCGGCCCGCTCTCGAGCGTCAAGATCGTGGACGCGAACGGCAACCCGGAGGACCATGACGAGACGGTCTTCCCGGGGCTCGACGACCAGCGCTTCACGGTCTTCCGATCGTTCGAGGGGCGCCCCGGCGTCTTCGTCAACAACGGCCGCATCTTCGCGCCGGTCGGAAGCGATTTCATCTTCGTCCAGTACCGCCGGATCATGAACCTGGGCGCGCGCGCCCTCGTCTCCTATCTCGAGAATCGGCTCTCCGCCGAGGTCGGGATCAACCCGCAGACGGGCTTCATCGCCGAGTCGAGCGCGGCGGAGATCGAGGCAGGCGGCACGAAGGCGATGGCGGACGTGCTCCTGCCCTTCAAGCGCGCGAGCAACGTCTCATTCGTCCTCTCGCGGACCGACAACATCCTGTCCACGTTCACGTTGACGGGCGAGGCCCGCATCGTACCGAACGGCTACGTCAAGTTCTTCTCGGTGCCGATCGGCTTCAACAACCCCGCGCTCCGCACGTTCGCGGCGGCTGCGTAAGGAGCGGAGCATGTCTGTCGACCCGGTTTCCATCAACGGCAACGAGTTCGACTGGGGTTCGATCCTGGTCACGCTCAACGGCGACCCCATCAACGGGGTGGCGGCGCTCAAGTACAGCGACAAGCTCGAGCGCCAGAAGAGCTACGGCCTCGGCAAGGCGCACAAGCCGCGCGGCCGGACCCGCGGCAAGTACGCCGCCGAGGGCTCGATCACCTTCTGGGTGTCGACCGCGGAGAGCTTCCGCCAGCGCCTCAACAAGCTGTCGAGCGGCAAGGGCTTCGGCTCGGTCACGTTTCAGCTCGTCGTCCAGTACGTCGAAGATGGCCAGACGACCATCACGATCGAGCTCGTCGACTGCCGCGTGGCCGGCGACGACGGGAGCGCGGAGGAGAACCCCGATCCGCTCAAGGAGGAGTTCCCGCTCGACATCATGAGCCTGCGCCGCAACGGCATCACGCTCTACGACTCGACCGGTGAGGGCATCGGCGCCGCGGCGCTCGCTGCGCTGTCCGGGATCGTCGGAGGCATCTGACCATGGAGGCCAACGGAGCCATGAGCACTCAAGACGTCGACGACGCGGAGCTCGCGGCGCTCGAGAAGCAGATCGCCGAAGAGCAGGAGAAGACCGCCGCGCTCCAGGCGAAGCGCTATCCGAGCAAGGTCGAAGAGATGAAGGCGGCGCTCGCCGTGGCCAAGCGCGAGCGCGAGCACGCGGAGGTCGTGGCCGACCTCGAAGGCAAGCACGGCAAGCTCAACGACAAGATCGCGAGCTTCGAGACGCCCGACGGGCTGCTCGTGGTGCGCGGTCCGACCATGCTCGAGTGGAAGCGGTATTCCACGAAGAGCAGCGGTAAGGGCGGCGCGCAGTTCGAGGACCAGGACGAGCTCGTTCGCGCCGTGCTGCTGCATCCGGAGCGCGCCGAGTACCAGCGCCAGCGCGACGCTCGCCCCGGCATCGTCGGGACGCTCGTGCAACTCGCGATGAAGCTCTCGGGGCTTCGGATTCATGACCTGGAGGGAAAATAAGGGAGCTCCAGGGCAAGAATCGACACGACGTCGGGAGCGCGGCCGACTGCCTGTTAGCGCTCCTCGCGCCGGTCGATCTGGGGCTCGACGAACAAGGCGACTGGCAGTGGGAGCAGGAGGCGAAGCGGACCGCGGCCGCTGCGCTCATCGCGGAGTTCATGGTGACGCAGATCCGGAAGGCTCGAAAGGGAGATGGCTGACGAATCCAGTACCTACTCCCTGCGATGGGAGGGCGACTTCGCCGAGAAGGCTCGCGAGTCCGCCGACGCGGGCCAAGCGCTCGCGCGGGTCATGGAGCGTTTGCAGCGGCTCTCGACCGCTGCGGCGACTCCGCGCGCGCCCGTCATGCCGAAGATCCCCGACCCTGCGCCGCGACCGCTCGCGCCCGGTGCCCGCTCTGGAGCACTGAACCTGCGCGCGCTGTCGCGTGCGCTTCGGATGTCCGGAGGCGAGGCAGGGGCGTTCCTTGGTCGCGGGACGATGCTCGTGAACATCTTCTCGCGCCTCGCCGCTTCTCCGGTCGGCGTCGCGATTGCACTCGGTGTGCTCGCCCTCGCGCTCGTCGCTGCGACCGTGGCACTCGCCAGCTTCGCGCTCTCGAGCTCGGATGCTGCGCGCAGCCAACGCCTGCTCGCGGAGGCATCGACGGGGAGCGCGCACGGGGCGGAGATCCTCACGGCGAACGCGCGCGAGTTCGCGGCATCAACCGGCATGGGTCTCGAGGCGGCGAGCAAGCTCGGCAACAAGCTCGCGCAGGCCGGGCTCGCCGGTCGTGACCTCGCCAACGCCATGCAGTCGGCCGCCATCGCCTCGAGCACGCTCGGCGACGAGGCCGGCAACAAGCTGACGGCGATCGCCGAGCAGGTGGCCAAGCTGCGCTCGGCCGGTGCGACAGGCGGCCTCGCGCTGTCCGATGCGATGCTGAGCGGCTCCGGCGTCAAGCTCAACGATGTCGCGTGGGCCCTCGCCAACCGCGTAGGCACGAGCGTGCAGAAGGCGACGGCTGCGCTCCAGGCCGGCAAGGTCGACATGACCACCGCGCTCGACGCGCTCAATTCCGCCGTCGAGAAGAAGCTCGGGCGCATCGCCCGGCTCCAGGCGCTCGCCCTACCCAAGCAGTTCGAGCGCTTCAAGGCGAACGTGCACGACCTGTTCGCCGGCTCGAACATCGAGCCGTTCTTGAACGCGCTGAAGGACGTGCTCTCGGTCTTCGACTCGACGACGATCACGGGCCGGGCGCTGAAGGCCGCGATCACGGGCCTGTCGCAACCGCTCATCGACGCGGCGAGCGCGGGCGGACCGATCTTCAAGGCCTTCCTGCAAGGCATGGTGATCGCGCTCTTGCAGATTTCGATCATCCTTTTGAAGGTCCGCAACTACCTGCGTGACGCCTTCGGGGGTGAGCTCGGCGGGATCGACGGCATGACCGCGGCGCTCCTCGCCGGCAAGGTCGTCCTGTACAGCATCGCCGCCGGTTTCGCGCTCGTCGCCGCTGGCGTCGCCCTCGTCGTGGGCCCGCTCGTCCTCTTCGTGCTGGCGATCAAGGCGGCTTACGATTTCATCGCCAACCTCGACTTCGGAGAGATCGGGTCGAACCTGGTCGACGGTTTCGTATCGGCCATCCTCGGCGGCGTCGGCGCCGTGACCGACGCGGTGACGAATCTGGCCACGGGAGCACGCGACACGCTGAAGCGCGTCCTCGGCATCCACTCGCCGTCACTCGTCTTCGCGCAGCTCGGCATGCAGACCGCCGAGGGTTTCGCGCGGGGCGTCGACGAAGGGGCCGGTGGCGCACGCGGCTCGGTCGCCGACATGGTGGGGAGCCCGAAGGCTGAGACTCGCGCTGGCGGCGCTGCGGGGCCACGCGTGCTCTGGACTGGCAACATCGTCATCCAGGCGCGCGATGCTCAGGAGATCAACTCCGACGGCTTCATGACCCGGCTCGTCCGCGAGCTCGAGAAGTCCGTGCTCCTGTCCGGCGCGAGCATGCCTGTCCCGGAGGGCACGTGACGATCGTCAACCCGTGGACCAACGCGGACGCGTGGGACGTCGTAATCGTCGCCGGCGTGGCCTACGGCGACGAGCTTCCAGGCTACGCGGTGGTCTCGGGCGCGGGCATCCCGAACAAGCTCGACATCCGCAACGGTCAGGGCCAGACGGGCGCGACCGTCGCGTTCACGGGTGGCGAGGTCTCCGAGTTCAAGATCACCTGCCACCTCATCGACGACCCGGACGCCGACAACTTCGACGAGTTTCGTCAGGTCCTCGTCCGCGGCAAGGCGCTGCCGATCGAGCACCCCGCGCTCGCCTACCTTGGCATCACGCAGATGATGGTCAAGAAGGAGGGCCAGCTCGAGGAGGACGGCGACACGGGCCGCATGAAGGCCGTTATCGACTGCGTGCAATACCTGAAGCCGACGCCGGCGCTCATCGTGCCAAAGGCCGCGTTCGTCACGAACCTCGCCGCGCCGCAGACGGCCGCCGAACAGCAGCTAAATCGCCTGTTGGCGCAGCAGCAGGAGCTCGCCAAGTGACCTTCGCAACCCTGAACGGCCAGCGCGTGATCGCGGCGCACGTCCACGTCCCGGGCTTCGGCGCCTGGGTCGCAGACGTCGCCCTCGACGACCAAGCGGCC